CGTGGTGCCGGTCCAGCCGTCCACCGCCAGCCGGATACTACGGGCAATTTGCTTCACCGCCGTGTACGAAGTGGCATAGGACGTGAGCGTGAGCGTAACCACGGGGTTTCCCACGTTGCCCGTAAGGCTCTGCGGCCGGTCCACCGCGGTGCGCTGGTAAATCACAAGCGGCAGGGGAGTGCCCTGCGGCGCAATGAGCGGATACACGCGGTTGCCCACCACGGACGAAACCGCGGTCTGCGATTGGAGCCGCGCAAACAAAAACGCTTCCGGCGCCTCGGGGAGACTCATGCCGCCGCCTTTTCAGTGCAAATAAGGGTTTGCCAGAGTTTCCGCTCGTACTCGTTGATAGCGCCGATTTCGAGCGTCTTGCCGTCGAAAATCACCCGCATAGCGCTCTTGATGCCCGGAAGGTAGCGAATCGTCACTTTCCAGCCGGACAGCCCCACCACCTCCGCGTAACGCTCGGCTTCCCGGCCCCCAAGGGATTGCACGTCAGCCCACACGGTGGCGAACGTGGACCACGCGAGCACGGACTCTCCCACCTCGTTTTGCGTGGCGGTCGGTTGCTCCACCGTAATCCGTGCCCACAGTTGTCCAGCGTCCAGCGGCATTTAGCGGTAACTCCCCCACCGGCAGGCATCCAATAGCGCCTTAACCCCGAGGGGCACCTCATAAAGCGCGGACTCTACCGCCGCCTCGCGGTTGCGCCAGAGGTGGGCCACGGTCATGAGGATGGCCGATTTCACCGGGGCGGGCACGCTTGTGCCGTCCGCGGAGTAGCCGGCCCACCACGTAATGGCCACGGAATTTTGGTCCACGAGGTGCGCGGGCCACGTCCCGCCATAGAGCGGCCGGACGGCGCCGGGGGTCTGGTTTCGATCCACCCGGTATTGGGTCGCGTCCAGCGTTGCGGTGGTGCCGCTCACGGATGGCGTGTACGCAATCGTGACCGCGGTAGCCGTGCCGGTCGCCACCATCGGCGGCCGTGGAAGTTCCACGTCGAGGTTTGGCACAACGCCCGGGCGCCCCTCCACGTTATTTCCATCGGCGCGCAGCCCGAATTGGCTTGGCGAACCCACCGGGCCATAAAACGAATCGGTGCGGAGCGTCCATTGCGTGTTGCAAAGCGTGCGGTCTAGGTATTCCTCGGCCCACACCCGCGCGGCCTTCACGAGCGCAGAAATCAAGTCATCCTCTGCCGTGGTATCCACGCGCAGGTGGGCCTTGGCCTCGGCCAGCGTCACGGGCTCGGCGGCGGGCTCGGTGGCGCGCACTAGGGAGCGGTACCTCATCGGCGGCGCCTCCGTGGCGTGGCGTCCGCGGACTCGGCCCGCACTTCGAGCGCGGCGGTTTCCATGAGCCGAGGCTCGGACTCGGCCGCCACGATGCCGGCAGTGATCCACGCCCGCGCGTGGCCCGGCTCCATGTCCACAACGTCCCCGCGCTTATAGACGCGGAACGGCTTTAGAAAGCGCACTTTCGTCCTCATTTCGCACTAGCCTCCGCGTGCTCTGCCGATCCCCACGCCGCCGCCGGCCGCCGCCCGCCGGCCTTCCAATACTCCGTTGGGTACTGATAGACGGCTTTTAGGTCGCGGCCCGGCCACGTAAACATCAACTCCGCGTGCCCGATGGCGATTTGCGGGCAAATGCCTAGCGTATTGCCGCTGTTCTTCCACGTCTTCCAAAAGGCAATGTCTTCCTCGACGCGCTGGCGCTGGCCCTCTGGCGCATCGCCCCAATGGCCATCCTCGGCGGGTGTGCCCACAAACCACGGGGTTTTGGTTCTCTTGAGCGCACTGGACCGCAACAGCGTGCACCCAAAGTGCGCCGAATCCACGGGCTGGATTGTGGCCTCAAACCAACTTGGGGCGATTTCCACGCGGCCGATTTCAAAATGCCCCTCTGGCGTGAACATGGGTATTCCCTCGTCTCGCTTGCATTGCATGGGGGCAACCGCGTCATAACCGGAAACCATGGCAGCGGTGAGCAATCGCTGGACGGTATCGGCTTCGTACACGCTGTCAAAATCGGTGCACAGAATCCAATCAGTGCGGTCCATCATGTCCAAGAGCACCCGGTCCATGCACTGACCCCAAAACGGGCCGGTGAATTTGGTGGGCTGGATGCCGTCGGGCAACAGGCTTTGAAACGCGCAAAAGAAATTATCTTGGAACCCGAGGCGCGGCACGCTAAACGCGGCCTCTACGCGCAGGTCATGCTCTACATTTCCAACGCGGACTTTCACGCACGCTCCCCTATAACGCCAAACGGGCGGCAGGCTGGACGCCGGCCGCCCGCCTTGGGCGTTACTGTGGCTTGAGTGTCAAGCGTCAGACGTTTGAGTAGTTATTCACGCCGGCGCCGGTCGCGTCCGTGGCGAAATTTTCCGCCTTGGAGAGCCGGGCGTTTGTGACTACCGCCACGGTGTTGCCGGGGCTCGTCACAACCGTGAGGTAACGCTTCCGGCCGCGCAGGTCCACGTTGAACCGGGCCACCGCACCCACGTTGCCCGTGGTCGCGCCGGCACCGGCAGTGATGGAGCCGCCGGAAATGTCGGCCTGCCCGCTGCCGCTGGCGTCCGATTCCTGCAACTTGAGCACGGACGCATAGGCCGCGGTGGTCGCCGTGAACGGCGAATACACCACGTCGATAGCGGCGTAGCGAAAGCCCGCCGTGTCGATTTCAAGCGAGTGCGTGGCCGATGCCGCAACGGACGATTGCGCCTTGGCCGCGCTCTTGGCACCACTGACGTGATTCATGGTCTAGGGTTCCTCGGGATGGTGTGGAAGGGGGTCTAGTGGGCTCACGCCAACTTGCAAGCGATAACCGGGCCGGCGGTGGTCGCATCTCCGGCAGAGTGCACCACGTAATCCATACGAAGACAACTTCGGTACGCCCGTTGGTCATACTCGAAATACCTCTCGTCGCTGGACGAAATCGACACGCCACCGGCCTTGATGCCCATGATCGACGCGAGCGACACGTCACCCACGTAGGCATAGGTCTGGCCGGTCGTGGGGGCCGAATTCATAGACAGCACCCACACCACCGGCAAGCCAAGGAACGTGGTCGGCGTGCTCTGCGCGAGGTTGGCCGCGGTATTGCCGCCAGCAAGCGCGCCAATCGTGCCCGAGCCCGCCGTGCCGCTGGACAGCATCATGCGCTGCACAGCGTTATGGTAAACGGCCGGGTGCATATACCACGCTGACGTGCCAATGGCATACCGGGGCAGTTTGCCCATTGCCGCGAGGAAATCGTCAATATCCAGAGCGGCCACGGTGGTGTTTCCGCTGGCGGCGGTGGCCACGCTGGCCGCGTGGGTGCCGTCCGTAATCTGCGCGAGCCCGCGGATTCCACCGTAGGTGGAGGTGCCGTCGCCCAAAAATACAGCGTCATCCTGCGCCTTGGCCATGGCAAGTGAAAATTCGCTAGCAAGCCAATCGGCAACCATGGCCGAATCGGCCAACAGTTCGTTGCTCACGCGGGTGGCAACGGCCAGTTTCTTGGCCACCAACTGCACCATGGTGGCGGTGGGGTCGCTCGTGGGGATCGTGGTGTTTTCCCCGATCCAACTGGCGGAAACGCCCGTCAGCCGGCGCGGCGCCAGAACCGTGTCCGTGGTCATGGTGATTTTCTGCGCGATATTCGCAGCCACACCATATTTTTCGACCAACCTAATCAACTGATTTTCAAATTGATCGAAAACGGTAACGCCGCCGAGAGAATTGACGTTTTCGCCCATGTCGCGGGTTTCGATCCCCGCATCGCGGCACCACCGGCGCGCCTCGGCATCGCCATGGGCGGCCTTGAGCCACTGACCGCAGCGGTAGGCAGTCTCATGGTCATCAAACGCGCGGAGCGTGCCGCGGAAGGCGACCGGGTAAATGCGGGCCTTGGCGGCGGGAATCTCCGCGGCCGGGGCCGAGCGGGTCAGCACCTTGGACAGTTCGGCCTTGCGGGCATCCGTGGCCTCGGCCTTGGCAATCGCGGCGCGGAGCCGGTCGGCCTTGGCAAGCAACTCGTCATAGCGGGCCTGCCGTGTCTCGGCATCGTCCAGCGCCGAGCGCGGGGCGGGGGTGCCGTCCACCATTTCGCCGGCTTCCTCGGCGGCGCCGCTCTCATCAAGCGCGCCCATTTCAGCAAGCACCGAGGCGAGTTCGTCCAACAGTTCCTTGACGCGGCTGGCGGCCATAGCAATCGGCTCCGTGTGTGCGGGTAGGTGAGTGACCTAACCGGACACTACGGGCGACGTGGGCCATCCTTGAAGCGACACGGCCGCGCCGTGTGTGCTACTTAGCGCACTAGGACAGACGTGTCCTAGCGTCCCGCCTCGGGCGTGCTACCGCGGCGGCGGATTTCGCACGCGCGGACCACGCTGCGGCAGCGCTCTCCGCACTTGGGACAGCGGAGGTATCTGATTTGGTAGTCGCCGGCCGCCCGGCTGTTGGTCGCCCCTAGTCGCGCCAGATTGCACGCGGGGCAGGCATCACCCGATTTTACGCCCATGCTGCCGCAGGAATCTCCGGAGCGCCTTTTCGGTTGCCGCATCCCGTCGAATGGCCGGCAGCGTCAGCGCCGGTCGGTGCGTTTTAAGCCACGTATCAAGCGAACGGCGGGCCACGGATACGCTCGTGTCGCTATAAGCCGGAGTAAGCACCGGACCCAATTCGTAGACCGCTTTGATGGATCGCACCACGCGGAGCGGCTGGCCATTCTCGGCGCTACGCCATTCGTCCTCACCGCAGAGGAAGGAAAACGACGATCCC